TCGTCAGCGTCGTCACTCTCGTCTGGGGAATATCTCCCCGGCAGCCTTCAGGGAAAAATATCATCAGATGGCTGCTTAAAAAAAGAACAAATGGTAGTGTCCGCTATTGCCAGTACACCTCAGTTTTCCTTCTTCTGTTACTCGCTGCGGCATTGGGGCAGAGGAGCGACCGCAGGCAATATCCACGATTTCCGGATCAGGGTTGGCATGATCGGTTTCAGTCAGTACTTTGTTCAGATATTCAGTGACGTGCGCGGGGATGACCTCGATCCCAATTGGTGCTTCTTTTACGGACGCAACCACGATGGCGCGGGAATAATCCAGCCCGCCAGGCATGGTGATGAATTTGTCGCGGAAAACAGAAAAGGGCGGTTTATTTTCAGCGATAATTTCCTCAATGCGTTTAGCGTGTGCCGGATGAAGGTTATAGATGTCCAGATCCATTGAACGGGCCAGTACGCCAGTGGCTACGTCGCGCGCCAGTGACGTCAGATCGTGTACGAAACCTTCGCCGCGATCGGTGAGGTTTCCGCCGCCAGCATTAGCACCGGAAGCCGTGCGAGTGATGTGTGAAACACGATTACCCTTCATCCACTCTTTTGTCAGCAGTCCTCGATCGGTGTAGTCAGCGTTCAGGTATGCTTCGAAAAAAGCAGTTATCAGTCCCAGGTTTGAATTACCAGGATTAGGGAAAACTTTGTCAGTGTCACGAACCAGTTTGTGGAGTTCGCGAATTTCCAGCGGGTCGAGCAGGCTGGTTTTGTGGGAAACAGCCAGGGCAGTAACAGCCGGTAGTTCTTCAGCCCGAGCAATGTGTAATGCCTGGAGTCCGTCGCGTGAAACGTGCGTTACCGGTTTTTCGCTGCCGTGTTGAGCAAGCCAACGAATGGGCAGTTCCTGGCCAGAAATTGGGAGTAGCATATTCTCCTCAATCTCAGTCATGTCTTCGCCGTTGACGTTGGTATTGCCTTGATAGTGAGCGTTGTCTGGTGCTGCTCCCGGTTTTAGTTCCCATGTCATGGAGTCTTTGCTGAGTTGATAGCGTTCACTCCAGGTAAAATCGATCTCACCTTCAGCGGGCAGGTCATTAACGACAGGAAAATTCGTGGCAACAGCTTTAAAATAGCTGCTCAGTTTTTTACCTGACTTAACGATCAGGTAGTCCAGAGTGGCACAGGTCGATTCAAAATCGTTGCTTGCCCACAGGACGACGTCAGGTTCACCGGATGATTTTTTCGCTTTCCGTAACAGGAAGAGTGGTTTTGTGCTCATTGTTTTTTAACCTCAACTCAGATTAAAATTCGTTTTGTTCAGTGAATGATCTTGCCGGATACACACTGTTCATAGCCTGCGCCATACGCAGGCTATTTCTTTCAGATTTCACCTTTTAATTTCATTGCAATTAGAGTTGCCAGAAATTCGGCTTTTTTTTCTGCGGGCAGATTCTTTCCGATATGCACCAGGCACATTTTTTTGACACCTTCATCAAGTGTTTTTACGTTGCCTGATGGACCATCGATATCAACCACAGTGAATGGGGTTTCTTTATTTTCTGTTTTAATTACGTAGCCAATGCGCTTTCCTTCCAGATTCACCTCGTGAACAATGTCATCGGTAGTTACAACAGTGGCTTCATAATTGGTAATCATGTTTTTCTCCTTAATTAAGGTTGAGCGAATACCTGCCATTTCTGGCATAAATTCAGTTTCGAATAGTCAATTAATTAAAGTTCATGTGCCATCTGGTCTTTTTCGGCACAAGATTCACTGCAATATTTTCTCGGTTCGTCTTTTGATAAAATCCCGTGCATGAAGTGAAGCATTCTTTCAATAGCTTTGCTTTCTTCAACGTCTTTTTTGCAAAGGTGGTAAGCACATTTTATTTTCTTAGTCATCACCATGACTCCGCCTTTACAGGTAAACCATCACGACCGAGGAAGACTTTAATCATGCGGTCAGTAATGCATGTTTTTGTGGTCAGGTTACGAATATATAGTTTTCGCTTTTTAATATTGTTTGCCGAGGCAATATATGTCCGGCCTTCATGAAGAACATAATCGCCAGGAGTCACACACTGACGTGGTATTTCATCAGTTCCGAAGTGATGTGCAATCATAATTATCTCCATTTTTACAAATGAACTTTGTTGATGCGGTGCCTGGTGCCTCCAGGTGACTGCAACCAGTTAACAATTACAGTCGGCTTTCCCACCCAAACCAATAAGGACTAACATGACTTTTAACTGTGCCACGTGCGCTTAGCCGCATTCACCGCATCACAAAATTCACTTAAAAAAGGGCGGACATCAGCCGAACTTCAAGAAAAAACTGATGCCGCCAGGACTACACACAGCAATGTCGTTATTTACAACCGGAGGCGCACTCCCACCATTTAAATTTAACAGACAAGACCGACTCTTTATGGATATCGGAAATGCGCCTTCGTGTTGTGCCCGGTTTTATTTCACCACCTCCGGGCTTCGGTGGTTTTCGTTATTCCCCAACAGCGAAAATTAGGTTAATCTGAATATCCCCCAACAGATGGAAGGATTTTTCTATGCTCGAAAATCAGACCTTGAAGGTTGCCTGCCCTGATTGCGGCAGTGAGATGCTCAAGCGGCCCGATGATTTTGACTTTGACACTAATTTCGTTGGCGTTAGTTGTGCCGAATGTGGTCGAGAAATCACTAAGGACGATGTTATTAAGCAAGGAAAAAATGTAGTTCAGAAACAAGTCAATGACATGCTCCGGAACACCCTCAAAGGCAGCGGGTGGAAGTTTAAATAACCCATGTATCGCACTAAAGTGTTCCGTTACTTCTGTAGCGTCTATGGTAAGTTTGATAGGCGCTATTTTCACTCCCGTCATACATCACCTCAAATCTTTTCCCTTAACGCCGGGTGGCGGAACTAAAACCTACAGCGCCGTGCTGTTCTCGATAGAAATATTAGTGACACGTATATTTTAAGTCAACAGCAAGGCGTATTATATTTTTGATTTTGTAACTATGTAAATGTTTTTTCAAGGGAAAAATATTAGTTATACAGCTGATTTGCAGAAGTTATGGCACAAAAAAAACCGACTAAGACGTCGGTTTTTTTTTGTTGTGGGTGGGGTAGTGAGCGGTGGCTACTGGTTACGTTTCTTTAGTGCCAGCATGTTCTCGAAGGCTTCCTCGTAGAGCTTGTTTAGTCCACGTAGCTGGTTAAGGAGTTTGGCTTTTTCTGACGCAGGTAGAATCTCGAAGAGGTTAAGTAACTCTGCCTGTTCTTCATTGACCAGCCTCCATCCTTTGCCTGAAAAGCTATCATCATAAGTATCTGATGATCTTACATAATTCATTAAGTCTTTAAGGTCTTCTCGAATGTCCTCTGGTTTTACCTTTAACAGAGCCGCAAATTTTAGCGCAGCGTCGGTATTTACCGGTATCTTGCCGTTCAGATACTGGCTAACGGTGCCTTGAGATTCGAATCCCAACAACTCAGCCGCCAACTCTTGAGTCAGCTTCAGCTCTTTTTTTCTTGCATTCCATGCGGCTTTTAAATTCTTGCTCGCTTCTGGAGTTGCAATCACTTCGCGTGTTTTTTTCATACATAGAGTTTATTTGTTTTACCAATATTATCAAAGATAGTCTGACTATTGATCTTTAAAATTAGTAGGGCTAATATTTGCTCGAGGCATAACGTAGAAGGTTGGCTATGAACTTAAGAGACTATTTAAAAGAGAAACATATCACCCAGCTACAGTTTGGGAAGCTAACGGGTTTATCTCAGGTGCATGTAAGTCGAGTGCTGGGGGGCTATGAAAGATTCAGCCCTGAAAAAGCATTACGTGTTGCTGAAGTAACGAATTTCGAGGTTACACCTCATGAACTCCGGCCTGATATCTACCCGAATCCAACCGACGGTTTACCTGTTGGATGTAAGGCTAACACACAAAATACACAGGAGTTGATTCATGAAAATCAGGCATGAGCACATCGAATCAGTGCTGTTAGCCCTGGCAGCTGAAAAAGGGCAGGCATGGGTAGCCAGTGCAATTACTGAAGAATATCTGCGCCAGGGAGGCGGCGAATTGCCCCTGGTACCAGGCAAGGACTGGAATAATCAGCAGAACATCTATCACCGTTGGTTAAAAGGTGAAACGAAAGCGCAAAGGGAAAAAATTCAGAAACTGATCCCTGCGGTTCTGGCAATTCTTCCGCGCGAGCTGCGTCACCGACTCTGCATCTTCGATACCCTGGAACGCCGTGCATTACTGGCGGCGCAGGAAGCGTTGAGTACGGCAATTGATGCGCATGATGATGCAGTCCAGGCCGTTTACCGGAAAGCACATTTCAGCGGTGGTGGGTCGCCCGGCGATTCTGTCGTAGTGCATTGATTGAAATTAATCGTGCCGGATTGTTTTGTTCGGTATCAGTTAAATGTAACGCTGCGAGCGTTACAAGGTGAAAACAAATGGCTTCAAACTGGATAAAGCTCGAGGTTATTACGCCGGATAAGCCGGAAATATTCAGGCTTGCTGAGATTCTGAATATTGATCCAGATGCCGCATTAGGGAAGGTTATTCGCTTCTGGGCATGGGCGGATCAACAAATGATAGACGGTAATGCAGATTGTAACGCTCGCGGCGTTACAAAAAGTGCAATAGATCGCATCACTTTTATGGCTGGTTTTGCTGATGCGTTAATTCAGGTTGGATGGCTGGTCGAAAATGACGGTGGGCTTTCTCTACCTAACTTTGAACGTCATAACGGGAAAAGCTCTAAAAAACGGGCGGTTACAAACGAGCGAGTTACAAAAATACGCGAACTGAAACGAAAAGGTAACGCTGGCAGCGTTACACAAACGGATCAAAAAGCGTTACCAGAGGAAGAGGAAGAGGAAGATATAAATACTGATCTCCCCCTAAATCCCCCTCGCCAAAAACGAGCGTCTAAAAAATTCGAGCCGGAGGCTATCGAGCTGCCTGACTGGTTGCCGGAAACACTCTGGCATGAGTGGGTTCAGTTCAGGCAGGCATTGCGAAAACCGATTCGAACGGAGCAGGGCGCTAACGGGGCGATACGGGAACTGGAAAAATTCCGTCAGCAGGGTTTTACACCTGAGCAGGTGATTCGACACAGCATCGCCAATGAATACCAGGGCTTGTTCGTACCGAAAGGTGTTCGGCCTGAGACGTTGCTCCGACAGGTTAACACCGTCTCGTTGCCGGACAGTGCGATCCCGCCAGGCTTCAGGGGGTAACAGACCATGAAAAATATTGCGACAGGCGGCGTTCTGGAGCGTATCCGCAGACTGACCCCACCACATGTAACCGCCCCATTCAGAACGGTTGCGGAGTGGCGTGAGTGGCAACTTACTGAAGGCCAGAAACGTTGCGAGGAGATCAACCGTCTGAATCGTCAGTTGCGGGTGGAAAAAATTCTGAATCGCTCTGGCATCCAGCCGTTGCACCGTAAATGCTCGTTTGCGAATTACCAGGTGCAGAACGACGGCCAGCGATACGCGTTAAGCCAGGCGAAATCCATCGCTGATGAACTGATGACCGGGTATACAAATTTTGCGTTCAGCGGAAAACCTGGTACCGGGAAGAATCACTTAGCGGCAGCTATCGGGAATCGCCTGCTGAAAGACGGTCAGACAGTGATTGTGGTTACCGTGGCTGATGTTATGAGCGCCCTGCACGCCAGCTATGACGACGGGCAGTCAGGCGAAAAATTTTTGCGTGAACTGTGCGAAGTGGACCTCCTGGTTCTTGACGAAATTGGCATCCAGCGTGAGACGAAAAACGAGCAGGTGGTACTGCACCAGATTGTTGACCGCCGGACGGCATCACTGCGCAGTGTCGGGATGCTGACAAACCTGAATCATGCCGCAATGAGCACGCTTCTTGGTGAGAGGATTATGGACCGGATGACCATGAACGGTGGTCGTTGGGTGAATTTTAACTGGGAGAGCTGGCGGTCAAACGTTGGACGTCAGGGTATGTGAGAATTTTTAACGAGGTGAATTTTCGATGGAAACCGTATTACATGCACTGAAAGCGATGGGAAAAGCCAATTCTGTTGAACTGGCGGCACGAATTGATATCAGCCGTGAAGAAGTTCTCAACGAACTGTGGGAGCTCAAAAAAAATGGCGTTGTTGATAAAACGGGTCACACCTGGTTTCTGGCTGTCGAAGGTGAATCCCGGGTAACCGAAGAGCGGCCAGTAAAATCTGAAACACAGGATATGCTGACCGAAGAGGTCGCTCCAAAAGTTAGCGCTAACATGATGATTGAGTTTATCGCTCAGGAGGGGGCTAAAACCTGTGAAGAAATAGCGGGTAAGTTCGGTGTCAGTACTCGCAAGGTTGCTTCCACGCTGGCGGTGGTAACCGCAACGGGGCGGCTGGCACGCGTTAATCAGAACGGTGGATTTCGTTACTGCATGCCGGGCGATAATTTACCAGCAGAGCCGAAAGCCGCGCTGGTAACGGAAAGTGATGGTAAGGCCTTTCCTCAGCCAGCAGGTGCTGCGTTACCAGTCCGGGAAGCCGCAACACAGGAAGAAATTAAAACAGAAACTGTGGCGGACATTGTGCTGAACCGCCCCGGGTTTCCTGGAGAGTATTTTATCTGTGAACTCAGGCTGCCAGATCATTATTTCCGATGGAAGCATAATAAGCTTTTTCTGCTTCTGCCGGAGGAATATGGCCCAGCCTTTCCAGCAATCGTCGATTGTTATACCAGTCCACCCACGTTA